ACCGATACAGACCGCCATCACTGAACGGGCTCGTGTCAGAGTGAGGCACCTTTTGAAGTGCCTTGCCCCAATCAGGATCGAATGGCTGATAGGCGCAGCATCTTGGAACAAGGATTGGGTGCAACCTGCCTTCCAGCATAGTGGAAATGGCGCGGAAAGCTAAAACAGAAGCCGTCCCGCGCTTGATGATGATATCGGCAAATGTTGCCTTCCAGATGCCAGCATCTGAGGCTGAAACCTGCGTCACACCTGAAACGCTCGATGGCCCCGCCAGAGTGCGAGGCGCGATATTGAACGGATCACGCTTAGGCTTCAGAACCGAACGAGGCCAAAGAATAGTCGCCATTACATTTTTCTCGCTTGTGCATCAGCCATCATTGACGGCAGCGACTGCTGAACGGTTCGGGTGCTTTGTTGAACAGAAACCTGCACAATCGCACCAGATGCAGTCTGGATGCGCTGATCGGCAATCTGGGCCATTCGACCACTGTCATCCTGCAGCATAACGCGTATAGTCTCGGTTGACCCTTGGCTACGCATGCCTTTGATGCCAGGCGCGGTTGGTGCGTTCGAAGTTGGCAATGGACCAACATATCCGCCATTCGCATAACCTTTGAGACCACGGCGCATGGCGTCAAGTGCAGCAGGACCACCAGCTGCACGGACAGCATCTTGATCAAAGACATACTCGCCTTTGTGCACCACACCCGCTGGCTCATATTTGCCGCCAGAACCTGTGTAGCCACCTTTATCGAAGCCCAGCAGCTTACCAAGTCCGCTGAATATCCCACCGCCGCCACCTCCGAAGATACCAGCAAGCGGCCCCTTGCCCAGCAAGCTTGCCTGCAATACCGCTTCAATCAAAGTATTCAGGAACTTATCGAGCGCCGAATTGCCGGTTTCAATCGCCGGTATCATCGACTGGAAAGCATCCATCATGCTACTTTTGAAGAAATCAGCGGCTTCTCGTGCCTGATCCTGACTTTCTGCAAGCTTGTTTGCCTGCACAGTGGCGTTAGCGTATCCCTCGGCCAGTCCTTCAATCTGCTCTTTTAAAGCAGGAGTGATCTCAATACCGGCTTTTTTGGCAGCATTCAGCAACTCTTGCGTGGCGCGGGCCTTGGTGATTGCATAATCGTAATCATCAATCAGCGGATTGATACTGGCCTGCGCCTGGGTTTCCGCCTGAATAGCAGCAGTGCGCTCTTTGATCTGCTCAATCTCGCGCTGCAAATCATCGGGACGCGAGCTTCCTCCACGACCTCTGCCGCCTCTCCCTCCACCACCGGACCCTCCCGAACCACCTGATGGAGTATGGGCTGCGCCTGTGTTTCTTGTTGGGGCAAGTAGATCGTTGTCTTTGTTATTAGCTGTGCGTTCTTTTGCTCTGGAGTTTGCCGCCTGTCGCCAGTTTTCTCCGAGCTTTCCAAGGTGATCTTGTGCGGCTTTGGTTAATGCCTCTCCATAAGCATCGCCAGCAGCTTTTCCCGCTCCAGCATAGGAATTATCGAGCCTGCCAAGGCTAACTGTCATGTTTTCGGGCAGTATAGGATTGACGCCGACAAACTTATCAAGGGCGTTAAGAGCGGATGCAACTCTATTTATACCGTTTAGAACAGTCTGCAGACCGCTTTCGATACCAGCAATCATCGAGTTCATGGCGCTGATTACAGCTTCAGCTACAGCTCCAGGCAATTTGGTGAATGTTGTAACAGTGGTGTCATACAATAAGCCAACAGCACCAATGACATTATTTGCCACGCCTTTTGCCGTATTCCACACATCTTCCCAACTCACCTCGGTCCCGCCAAGCGCATCCGATATGAGATTGAGGGCAGACAAAAGATCATCGCGTACCAGCGATGCAACAGACGTTGCACCATTGCTAATTGCATCCCATGCAACCGAGGCATAGTCTTGCAGATTAGCCATTTCCCCTGCGATGGGCTGTATCTGGTCTCCGAATGCTGAAAGAGCAAATGTAGCCGAGCTAATAGCTGTGATTAACAGCAGAAATGGATTTGTCGCGACCATAGCCGCGCCTGCCAGGGCCACTCTCGCCATTGCTGGAACATACTGGCCCAATAGAACTGTCGCCGCTGCGGCTGCTGCCATAGCGACATGCTCGAAATTGTCTCCTACGAAAACCAAACCTTGAGCAATAGTTGCCGAAATACCTGATGCTTGATCCATCGTTCCGACAAACTTCAAAAGGCCGTTGGCGACCTTCTGGAACCCGTCAGATATCGTTGCAGGCATACTCTCAGCTTCGGCTGTCAGTTCCTGTAATCTTGTGGTTAAGGCCTTGTAGATCACGTCACCAGTGATCTTTCCCTCTTTTCCCACTTCACGAAGTTGATTGACACCAACACCTAACTGCGCGGCAAGAACTTCCGCGACCCGGCCACCAACTTCAATAACAGTGTTGAGGTTGTCGCCCTGAAGCTTGCCCGCAGCCATCGACTTGCCGAGAGCATCGATAACCCGCGCAGCCCGGTCGGACTTAGCCCCTGAAACGACAAGCGCATTATTCAGCGCTTCGGTGTAATCAAGCTGTTGATTAGTGTTATAACCCAGCTCTTTTAGCGCTCCAGCGTTTGTTAAGAAGCTCTCAGCTGTGTTTTCCATTCCAGAATATGTGCGCTGCGCCATGTCATAGATACGCTCCATCACCTTTGGAGCCTGATCCATGCTTCCTACAGCCAAGCCTACACGCGATGACAGATCTGTCCATGTGTCAGCCATGCGCTGGATTTCGCTTACGCCAATACCAAGACCGCCAATCGCCGCACCAGCACGAAGCATGTTCTGAAATGAACGACTGATATTATCGTTCATCGTGGAAAAACGCTTCTCGATCTGGCGGGCGCGCTGATTGGCAACGCCGTTTGCACGGTTGAGCGCCTTCTCAAAAGAGGCCGTGCGGGCCTCCATAGCCACCACAAGGCGTTCAACATCAGTTGCCATCAGAAACCCTCAATTCCAAGTTCTGCAAGTTGATCGTCGCTCATACCTGGAGCGGCTTTTTCCTCGGTTGCGTTTGCGGCCTTGAAACCCTCAGTGGCGCAACGGAATTCCCAAAGCGTCATCTTGCCGATGTCGCGATTGATTATTCCGGCCCATTGGTAGAAGCGGTTGAATTTCCATTTGCCACGCGGGAGCGGGTTTGGGTCGTCTTCGCCCCCGCTTTCGGCTCCCCCGGCTGATCGTCCTCATCTCCAAAGAGTGCGACCATCAACACAGCCTGTGCAGTCAGCACCGACAATGTGAGGGGACGATCCTCAACGAATTTTTGCACCAGCTTCCGAGCGGCTTCCTTTTCCATGCCACCACCCTCCAGACCGAGGCGAATAGGCTGGATCACATCGTCAATGTACCACTGCTTGGAAGTGAGCCGCATGAGTATCCACTGCGGCCCTGCATCGCATTTGTCTTGCAGGGAGCGAAGGTGTTCAAGGCGGAGATCAAAATCATGCTCCCCGCCAGCCCATGTAAGAGCTTTCGCCATTATGCAGCCTTAGCTGTACGCGTAGGCAGCCCGTCGAACTGAATTTCGATTTCAGCCGATACCTTCTGGCCTTTTTCGACCGCGTTGTTGAGGTTCACCAGAATGGCCGATCCCGTTTCATATTCGGTATCACCCACAGCCGCGTTGACGTGCTGAACGCGGATCGTCTTCTTTGCACCGGAGTACCACCAATCAAGCATCATTTCGTGGCTCTGGCTCGCCCATACACCAGTTCCAGAGATTGTTACTTCCGAGGACTGAACAGCGCGTTCTACAACGGCTGGCAGGCTTTCATCTTCACAGTCGGCGGGAACTTCGGTCGTCTGCATGTTGTGCTGGCGGTTGATACCGCGCTGTGTAATGCCGCAAATCTTCGAGAAAGTACCCTCGACATCTGTTTCAATCTCAACAACAAGATGCTGAAACTCGGCAGTGGTTGGCTTAACCATGTGTTTTCTCCATGCGAAAACGGGCCAGCGATACGCCAGCCTTGATAGGGCTTGAGGCCCGGTTTCAGGTGATTGGGCTAAGCCCGTTTACGGCCTTTCAAGGCGCGTTTCTCATCGCGTGACGGGCTTGCGACCATTTCGGCCCAGCCTTTCGATACGCAGTAATCAATGAAATCTTGCGGGCGCTCTTGCGGCTCAGGCGATGCCTTAGCGTTGAAGGAATAACGGCTACGAGGTCGTGACCAGTTGCTCTCAACTTTAAAAATTGCCCAAGCCATCAGTCCACCTCGACCATGATTTCGATTTGAATTATTCCATGCGTCGTCAATCCGTCTGGATCGCGGACGATTTGTGAAATTGGTATATTCACTCCAACCACAGCGTTTTCATCCAACTCTGGTTGTGAGCGGTTCAATGACTTACGGATGCCATCAACAATATTCTTGCACTCACCCTGCCCGACCGCTCGCGACCACACATCAAGCTGAATGGTGTGGGTTTCGCCATCGACACAATCAGCGTAATCGTCAATCATATTGACAGGACCAAACGACACGTAAGGAAATTGCGCCGTAACCTGCCCGTTTGTGCTAGGCACTCGGTCATAAACGCGCCCACCTGCGAGGGTAATGACTTCAGGGACTGTTCGCAGCTGGGCGTAAAGATATCGCTGAAGCTCTTCGGAAATGTTCACTTTGCGGCATCCCTTACAGCTTTTCTCATTTGTCTCGTGACCCGGCTGCGAACTCTTTTCCGCAACGTTCTCCAGGAGGGGAAGAAATACGGGTGAGCTTGCATGTGCTGGGTTCCAAACTCTTGTAGTCTGGCAAGCTGAAACTGCTCACGCACACCGACCATAGTGGATTGGTCGCCTGCGTAGATTGTAATCACCAATCCGTCACGAGTTGGTGCCGACTTGCCCAGCACCATTGCGCCCTTCGGCGCATCTCCCCAAGTCCAGTTGATTGACTGTGCAAGCTTGCCGCTGTCTTTCGGAGCAAGTCTTCGCATCATGCTAACAACA